GGGAGAAGAAGACGTACCTAAGGTGCGTGCTATTGATATCCCTCGATTGATTGAACGGTTACAATACCACTATGAATCATATGAAATCTTAGAACAGGAACACTGGGATAAGATGCAACATAATCATGGAGATTAATAATGAAAGTTGAAAATAAGAATGCTCACCAATCTGCTAACAAAGTGTATTACTATGCTACCTGTGTGGATGAGGTGGGTAAAATTAAACACCTGCTTCTTACAGAGGCTGAGCTGGACAAGTGTGAAGATCGGGCAAAGAAAAATCGTGAAGATTTACCGAGCGGATTCACTGCTATTTATGTTCAGCGTAATACATTCTGGTAAAAAATAAATAATTTGTTTGACTAATACTTGGAGGACATGTATAATGTGCATGTATGATGACCCTGAAAATGAATTAGATGATCTTGAAGATGATGTTCATCACTATGATGTTGATGATATAAATGAAAATAATATTATCTTTCAAGAAGAAGTTGACAGACTAGACTATAACCCTTATAATATAGAGGACAATAATGAATTATATTGATCTTGCTATTCCAGAAGATGATGACATTCGTGATGAATGCATGTCAGTCATTGAAGACTGGATGATGAACGAAGAAGACATGGAAAGATTTGCCAAGTATCTTTTCCCGTATCTTAAACCACACTTGGACAAACTGAAAGATGAGGAGACTAATCGTGCATGAAATGTATGAAAATGATACAGCTATGTATGCAGGTAGTTCTGCTTGGCACGGGCTGGGGACTGTTGTTGCTGATGCTCCTAGCCCCTACGATGCACTACGACTTGCTGGATTGGATTGGCGAGTCATTCCTTCGCACAGCATCGGCTGTAATTATATGCGTGATGGCGTTGAGCGTACTACCGTTACAACTGAAAAGGTAGCCAATGTCCGTGAGGATACTGGTGATGTGCTTGGTTGGGTAGGTACTAACTACAAGCGTATCCAAAACATTGACGTAGCCGAGCTGGCTTACGCTGTGGCTGGTAATGATACCAAGGTAGAAACTGCTGGTAGTCTTCGTAATGGTGCTCGTACTTACTTCCTGTTGAAGTTTAACGAGTTCTCTACGCAGCACAGTGATGATGTAACCAATGAGTATCTGTTACTTGCCAATGGACACGATGGCTTGATGGCATTCAATGCTATCCCAACTGCTATCCGTGTTGTATGTGCTAACACCTTGGCTATTGCTATGGCTCAAGCAAATGCATACCGTATTGCCCACAAGGGTGACATGCAGCAGAAGCTTGATGATCTTCGTGAAGCCATTGCTTCTGCTAAACAAGATAGCCGTGTCTTTGAAGACAAGGTTCAACACCTTGCTAATCAAGGCATGACTCGTCACACACTGAAAGATTACTACAATCTGATGTACAACAAACACTTCAATCAAGTCAATGATGATTCATCTGACCGTGATTGGAAGAAGAAAATTGAAACCATGTTGAAGTGGGAGAATAGATTTGAGATTGAAGCTAGTACTGCAGGTAACAACCTGTGGAATGCATTCAACTCTATCACTTACTTCGTCGAGCACACCATGCCAACGCGTGGTCGTACCGATGCACAACGTCGAGAGAATCGACTACATACAAATATGTTTGGAACCTCTGGTTCTCTGAAGACTAAGATCTTTGAGAACACTTTGGAACTGATCTAATGAATCACGCACGCCCTCTCTCAGCGTGAACTCAGATACTACTCAGGAAACTGGGTAGTATCTATTTTTCTTTTACCTAGGAGAACCAATGCTTTGGGATAAACTGTCGACAGAAGAACAAGATAATCGGATTCGTCTTCAAAAAGATATGGAAGATGAAACATTATTACATTCTATATCTAAGTACTGGAAAGACTATGACCGTGCGCCTGACGAAGGCATACCGGAACAACAAGTCATTGATGATTTTATTTCTAACCTAGCACCTACATATCAGATGTGGATTGATAACATATCTGAATCTCCTAAGTGTCCTACTTGGGTACATCCTTTGTTTGCTCTTGGTGCAGATAAGATGGCTGACATTACACTGCGTTCATTAATGCAACTGTGGTTGTCTAGTAGTCTCTTTAACTCCGACGAAGAAGGTGTAGCATTGCCACCATTGGCTCAGCATGTATGTCGTTTGATATCTAAGCATGCTGTAAATATTGTAGCCTATCAACAAGCTAAAGAATCTAACCGTGATGATTGGTTGCGGCAATCTAAGTTTATTAAGAACTGGTCTGAGAAAAGATGTAATGCTTTTGCTAAGAAGATGGAAAAGATTCCCGCTATGAATCTTAAACAACGCGATGACTTTGGTCATCACATGTTACGCATTGCTGAATCTTCTGGTGTACTAAAGACAACTAAGAAATCTAAACGTAGAGGCAGGGGCTGGACACATGCATTGTATGTAGAGTTTAGTTCAGATGTCCTTAAGTATTTGTCAGACAAGCACAAGCTTATGCAAAGCTCAATGCTTATCTATCGACCAATGATTGTACCACCAATACCACATCAAACAAATAGATCGGGTGGTTACTTGCAGCACTGGGTACGCAAAGAGATGGTGCATCGTTACATATCAGACTATGTAGAAGAACGTGAGATTAGACAAAAACATTCAGAGCCGTCTGAGTTTGTGCTGCGTGGTGTCAATTCTTTAATGAAGACAGAGTGGGCTGTCAATACTAAAGTAAAAGATGTTATGGAGAATTTGTTTAAAGGTAACTCGAAGCTGGCTAATTTACCAGCTTATGACTTTGATGATTTCTCTCATACACTTCCGTATCCTACTGAAGGTACAAAGGAAGAGCAAGCTAAATGGTGTCAGAATAAAGAACAGTGCTGGAGTGAGTGGTACAAGCAAGAACAGTCTAGAGCTAGGATGTTAGTTCGATTAGATCTTGCTACCAGACTTACTAAGTGGGGTTTCTTTTACATGCCTGTGACTCTAGACTTCCGAGGTAGAGGGTACACGACATGTGAACTGCTATCATACCAGAGCTCTGACTATGATAGATCTTTGATTACGTTTGCTAATCCTGTAGAACAAACAGAACGTGGCACATACTGGCTTAAGGTACACCTTGCCAATCACTTTGATCAGGATAAATTATCGTTTGATGAACGAGTACAGTGGGTAGATGATAACATTGATATGCTTCGACGTATTAATGATGATCCCTACAGTAACCTTGAATGGGTGTCAGATAAAAAGAAAAAGAACCCATCGTTCCAACGATTAGCTGCTGTGTTTGAATTGTTTAGAGAAGATGGCATGACACAACTACCTATTCAAATGGATGGTGCATGTAATGGTTCACAACACTGGGCTGCTATTATGGGTGATGAAGTTATTGCACTGCTTACTAATGTACTGCCAAGTGAGAAACCACAAGACTTATATGGTTACATTGCTAACAAGACAACTGAATTTTGTCGGAAAAAAATTGAAGACGTTGCGTGGTACTCAGACTTTTTAGAGTACTGGCATGATGGTATTGATAGATCCGTAACCAAACGACCTACCATGTGTGACGCATACGGTCTTACATTCTATGGTATACAAAAATATATTAAGGTTGAAGGTCACGTTGACTGGATCCCCAAGGACAAGCAGGGTGGTGCCATTGTAGAGCTAGCCCGAGCTATCCAAGCTGGGCTTGGCGAAGCACTGTCACTGCCCAACGAAGGTAAGAACTGGCTGCGTGAGTGTGCTGCTATCTGTGCTGACGCAAATAAACACATTGAATATACCACTCCTAGTGGGTTCAAGGTGGTGCATGCGTACTACCAGATTAAGAAGCGACGTTCATTAGCGTCACTCTTTAACCACAAAGAACTTATATTCTGGAATGTCTCTAAAGATGTGCATAAAGATAAGGCGGTCCTCGGAATCCCGCCAAACTTTATTCACTCACTTGACGCAGCTCATATGTTCTGTACAATATCCCGTATGATTGATGCTGGCTTTACAGACTTCAGCATGATTCATGATTCGTATGGGTGCGCGGCACCTATGGTTGATCTGATGAACCAATACATCAGAGATGAGTTTTACAAAATGCATAAGGAGAATCAACTTGAAGTTTTTCGACGATGTGTTACAGCAACAGCGAAGGTCGCTTTGCCTGATGTCCCTGAAAGAAGAGACATCAACCTTGCCTCAGTCTTGGACTCCCGATACTTCTTTTCTTAAAATTGTGGAGGTATGGTGGCATGACGCGGAGACTTCAGGCGGACCCGGATGGGTGGATTCAGAGGATGCTATCCAATATATGTCGGATCCTCTTCCTCTTATTAAAAGCGTTGGTTTTTTGTGTAACATTACTGATCAGTATGTGGCTCTTACTGACAATGTAAATACAAATGCTACTGGTGGCATTACTAAAATACCAGTGGGTATGATTAAAGATATTTATTATCTGGAAAGGACACAACATGACCCATTTGATTATCAACAATGAACACGATATGGAAGCAAGTATTGAGGCTACTACTGAATTAGCTAAGCTTGATAATACTTCTGTTACTCTTGAGTTTCCATCTGAAGAGTTTGCAAATATTTTTATGGAAAATCTTTTTGTTAGTATGAAGGATGCAGGTATCAAGAAAGATACTAAGATGCAACTTCAAGTTATATTCCCTGTAGAGGAGGATGAAGATGACCGCACTTAATAAGGTCAAAGATATTCCTGCTACTAAGTTCTTTCACAAAGGACAGTGGCACGATATCTTGGAAGCAAAGGTGTATGATTATGATGAGCTAAATGCTCTTCAGCAATTGCACCTTGATGGCTTGGTTGATTTGTATCAGCCAAGAACAGCGGAGGCATGTCGCTGGAAGCACATTGCCGATGAGAAAGGTCAGTTCGTTTCGGCTCACGAAATTGAAGGAACCTGTAAAACGTACGAGCTTCCTGCTTACGCTGATGCGTGGAAGGAAGACTACAAACGGAGATTAAGGAATGGCAAGAGTACTCGTAATCGGTGATACTCATTGTCCAGCAATGGACCTTGGGTATCCCGACTTCTTAGAAGACAGAGCTGAAGAGTGGAGTATCGACACCGTAGTGCATATCGGTGATGTTGTAGACTGGGCTAGCATTTCGTATCACGAGAAGCTTCCCGGCTTTGATGGTCCTGCTGCTGAATATCAAAAAGCATTAGATCAGGTACAACTATTGTACAAGAAGTTTCAAAAGGTAACTGTAATGACAGGCAACCATGATGACTTGCCTCGTAGGCAAATGACTACAGTTGGATTGCCTGAAGAATGTCTTGTTGACTACAACTATCTATGGCAAACACCCTATTGGGATTGGAAGCCACGCTTTTCATCTCATGTAGTAGACGGTGTTGTATATCGACATGGTGACTGTGGTAGAGGCGGTAAGTATGCTGCTTTGAATAATGCTATGGATAACTTTACATCTTATGTCCAAGGACATACTCACTCATTAGCTGGTGTAAACTACTATCGCAATGAAGGTGGTAAAGTTTTTGGTATGAATGTTGGTTGTGGTGTAGATCATGATCAACTTGCAATGTTCTATGCTAGACGATATAATGCTAAACCTATCTTAGGTTGTGGTATTGTACTAGATGGTGAGTATGCATATTGGGAGCCTTACGATGGCATTAAGGGATAATCTTAGAGAAAAGTGGTTCAAGAATAATAGTCGCCAATACAAAGATCGTGAAGTAAAATTTGGTCACGGTCAAAAAGGTAAGTGGCAACCTACTAATATGAACGCTGTCAATGGTAAGGGGTCTGCTCCCCGAAATAAAAATATTTCTTCTGAAGAAGAAGACTTGCGTTGGAAGCTAGCCTTTGGTAAAATATCACAAGAGGATTTTGACAAAGGTATGGAAGAATTAAATGGCAAGTAAATTAGATAACAAGCATGTTGCCCGTATGAAGAAGGCGGGAAAACCTCGTCGGCAACATAAGAACAAGTATGGTCTGCGTAAGGCAGGCAGAAAGAATTGAGGTAACTTATGAATAAAGAAGCTACTAAACCATTCAACACTCACACACTAGATGTGAAATGGTCACACCTGCATCGTCCTGATGACAAGTTTGGTGCTCCCGGCAACCACAACATTACTGTCGTTGTAGACGATCAGCTGCAGAAGCAGCTTGATACTATCCAAAGTGAGTTGGGCGGTAAGAAAATTAATGGCATGAATGAGAATGAAGGTAAGACTGTTCTCAAAGTCAAGTCAACTATCTTTACCAACCCACCTGACAATGGCGGAGAGAAGAAGAATGTATTCCCTTGTGTAGATGCTAAGAACAGTAGCACTGATGCTGTTCCATTTGGCGGTGACAAGGTTCGTCTTCGTCTTAAGCCCATGTTGTTGCAACGTGATGGCTCGATCTCGTTCTTCTTGAATGGTGTACAAATCATTGAGAAGAATGATAGTGGTAAGGGCGGCGGATTCGAGGCTACTGATGGCTTCGATGGTGCTGAATATCAACCACCCGAGCCAGCTAAGAATGAGAACGAAGACAACGACGTTCCGTTCTAATGGAGTGGTCCTTTCCCATTAGTCCGGTGGCTGCTAGTAGACCCCGTGTGTCAAAGCACGGGGCCTACTTCGCCGGTCCATACAAAACCTTCCGTCGTGAGGCGGCAGATATTGTGGATGAAATATTGGGTGATTGGGAACCTTTGACTGGTCCGCTTGTTGTAGACTTAGAACTGTACATATCACGACCCAAAACTACAAAACTTGCTTCACCAAAAGCAGACATTGATAACTTTGTCAAGGCTGTCTTTGATGTGATGAATGGTAGACTATGGGGAGATGATTCACAGGTAATAAAACTCTACGCAACCAAACAGTGGGCTGAAGATAATAATGGTTATTTTGTATTAGGTATTACTCAAGGAGAAAACAATGAGTGATTGTAACGGAACTAAGTGCTGCCCTTCGGATTGTGTAGACCAAGCAGCTATGTATTTGAGTTTCTTTGATACTGTTGATAATGATTTGTACATCAACAAGATTGCCAATGGCTACCTTGTGAAGATTGATGGACAAGATCACAATGGTAACTGGATTAACAGACAGTTTGCCATGCCAACTATTGCGTGTGTCGAACAAGTCTTTGTCGCATGGGCAGAGCATAAGCGAGACAGCTAACTCGCAGGCTCCATAGCCCAACGGCAGAGGCAGTGGACTTAAAATCCATCCAGTCCGGGTTCGAATCCCGGTGGAGCTATTGGCTCTTGTAGCTCAATGGATAGAGCAACCGCCTTCTAAGCGGTAGGTTGCAAGTTCAAGTCTTGCCAAGAGCGTTACTGTGTCACCCTGTCGGTAGGGTGGCACCTTTATTTGGAGATAACATATGTTATTAGAATTATTGTTAGCTGGTCTGAGTGGACCAGACTTTGTAGATCAAGTTGATGTTGGCGATGTATCAGAAGACTTCCAATGGACGGGTAGCTTTGTAGCTTCCTACTTCTTGGATGAAGAAGCTTCTACAGAATTGTTTGTGTATACGTTCTCGAACGATGCAACGTCTGACATTGCTATCTTTGATCTTGTAATTGATGATACAATTACTTGGAATGTTGAAGTAAACCCCGGTGAAACTGTTAGCTACAGCTACGTTACTGACGATGTGTATGGCTATGAGTCTCAACAGGCAGTTCTCTTCAATGCTGAAGAAGGATCGTATGATTTTTTTACTACGATTGGGACTCAGTTCGAAGGTAATGTTATTCCTGCTCCCGGTGCTCTGGCTATGCTTGGGCTTGCCGGTCTTGGTAGGAGAAATAGAAAGGAATAAGTATGAGTGTTTGTACTCATCACGAACCCTGTCCTCAATGTAGAGGGCAGGGTCGTGATCGTAAGGGTGACAATCTCGCAGTGTACGATGATGGTCACAAGTATTGTTTTTCATGTGGATATTGGGAAGGAGATAAGCCTATGATAGAAAATAAAATAGAACCTATTGATGATAGTGATTGGAAACCATATGTTGGTAGCTGCCGACCACTGAATCACCGTGGTATCAATGAAGATACTGCTAGAAAATTTGATTATCAATCTACCACTATTGCAGATAAGTCTGTAGAAATTGCAAACTATTTTCGTGATGGTGAGTTGATTGCCCAGAAGTTGCGTGGACCAGACAAGCAATTCAAATGGGTAGGTAAGGCGGGCAATGCTCCGCTCTGGGGACAATGGCTGTGGAAATCCAAAGGTGGCAAGAGACTTGTCATTACTGAGGGTGAAGTCGATGCTATGACTGTGTGCCAAGTTCAAGGTGGCACTTGGCCTGCTGTCTCTCTACCTAGTGGCTCTGCTGGTGCTGTGAAAGCTATCAAAGATAACTGGGAGTTTGTTACTTCATACGAAGAGATTGTCTTGATGTTTGATGAAGATGATGCTGGTCGTGATGCAGCTAAGAAGGTGGCAGAGATTATGCCTCCCGGTAAGTGTAAGATTGCTAGCCTGCCATTCAAAGATGCAAACGATTGTATGCGTGAAGGTAAGTCTAAAGCAATCGTCAACGCTATCTGGGAAGCACAACACTACAGCCCTGATGAGATCTTGCATGTTAGTACAATTGAATTGGCTGATGAAGATCAATCTGTGTTCTCATATCCATGGGATAAGATGAGTTCCTTCTTGATTGGTCAACGATCAGGCGAGCTTACTCTCTGGACATCAGGTACTGGCTCAGGTAAGTCTACCATCATTCGTGAAATCATTTGGGATCATCTCAAACGAGGACGCAAGTGTGGTGCTATCATGCTTGAGGAATCACCTAAAGAAACTATTGAAGATATCATCTCTCTTATTATCAATAAACCTGTACGATCTATTCGTGCCGAACGATTGATGAACAAGCTCCGTGCTGACGAGGGTGATGTTACTTTGCCTGAAGAAGAACTTGACATCCTTGATGATGCCGAGTACACTAATGCACTGAACCTGCTTAAGAAAACTGGGTTCTACATCTACGATCACCTTGGTAACAATGGTATCGAGAACTTGGTGCAACGACTAGAGTTTATGGCTGTGTCATTGGGAGTAGAAGTTATTGTGTTGGATCACATCACCGCTGCTGCTACTGGTATGCTTGGCTCTATGAATGACAATGAGCGTATGCTTATTGACAGCCTGATGAAAGAACTGCGATCACTTGTATCTCGTACCGGTGTTCACATTCACATCGTTTCACAACTCGTGAAGAATGGCAAGGCGTTTGAAGAAGGCGAGCGTATCACTATGCAAGACCTTAGAGGCTCCGGCTCTCTAGCTTCTGTGCCTAACACAGTCATTGCACTTGAACGTAACCGACAAGATCCTGATTCAGTAGTTAAGAATACTACTACAGTCAGAGTCTTGAAGAATCGTTTGACTGGTAAATGCGGTGTTGCTACTGCACTGTATTACGATCACAACTCTGGTCGTTTGGATGAAGTAGATTTCCAAGTCTCCGATGGAGGCCATGTAACATTTGATTAAGGAGAGTCACATGAACAGACTCGTATTTGACATTGAAGCAAATGGACTTAACGAACTTAACTTAAATACTAAAGGCGAAGTGATACCCGAGGCAACTCGGGTTCACTGCCTTGTTATAAAGGACGTTGATACCAATGAAATTACAACTTATACTGGTGATAGTATTGGACACGGTGTTGATGTTCTCCGTGCTGCCGATTGTATTATTGGCCACAACATTACAATTTATGACGTACCTGTGCTCGAAAGGCTCTACGGTCCTATTCGCAGCGATCAACAGGATACTCTCATTATCTCCCGAATGATGTACCCTGAGCGGGGGGACCACCCACTAGGTGGTAACTCCCTTGAGTGTTGGGGTAAATCTCTTGGCTGTCACAAACAAGACTACCAAGGTGGTTGGGAAGAATACTCAGACGAGATGCTTGAGTATTGTATTCAAGATGTAGAAGTTTCTCATAAAGTTTGGGAAGCACAACAGGAGTTTGTAAATGCAAATCCCAAATCCATTTGGTTGGAGCACCAAGTTACAAGGATTATTAGTGATCAAATTACTAATGGCTTTTGCTTTGATCTTGACGCTGCTTACAATTTGGAAGAAGAGTTGCAGTACAATAAGATCTCTATTGAAGATGAAATGAGACAATCATTTCCACCCGTCATTGAAGAACGTTGGTCCGACAAAACAGGACGGCGACTCAAAGATAAAACTACTATCTTCAATCCGGGTTCTCGCAAACAAATTGCGGAACGGCTTAGCACCAAGTATGGTTGGGTTCCCCCATTAACCGACAAGGGTAATCCAAAGGTTGACGAAGCTGTGCTTAGAGAACTCAGGTATCCAGAAGCTGAAACACTTATCAAATATTTTGATACTGTAAAACTGCAAGGTCAGGTTTCAGACTGGATCAAGCGGGCTTACCATAGCCGTGATGGTAAGATTCACGGCATGGTAAACCCACAAGGTACTGTGACTGGTCGCATGACTGCATCACAGCCCAACCTACAGCAGGTATCAGGAGACAAACGAGCACGAGCTTTGTTCCAACCATCTGAAGGTAAAGTTCAAGTGGGTATTGATGCTAGTGGTCTGGAGGCTCGCATGCTTGCGTCCCGTATGGCTAAGTATGATGACGGTGCGTATGCAAAGATTATCCTAGAGGGTGACATCCACTCTGAGAATCAACACGCTGCTGGATTACCAACAAGAAATGATGCTAAGACTTTCTTTTATGGTTTCTTGTATGGTGCTGGTAATGTTAAGATTGGTAAGATCATTGGCAAGAATGCTAATGCTGGTGCTGCACTTAAGAAGAAATTCTTAACTAGACTGCCAGCTTTGAAGAAAGTTATTGATGATGTCAAGGCACACGTTGATAAGACTGGTAAGGTAGAACTCTTAGACGGTCGCCTTGTACCGTGCCGATCACAGCATGCTGCACTTAATGTGCAACTGCAAGGTGATGGTGCTATTGTTATGAAGCTGGCACAAGTATTGTTTGCTCGTAAGATTAAAGACATGGATGCTAAGTTCATGGCTACTGTTCATGACGAGTGGCAGATTGAGTGTGATGCTGGTATAGCAGAAGAAGTAGGAAAGCTTGGTGTGCAGGCTCTACTAGAAGCAGGTAAAAAGCTTGGCTGTCAAATGCCTATTGACGGTGAGTATCAAATTGGAAAGGACTGGTCAGAATGTCACTGATTAGCGTAGATTTTTATGAATTGCAAAACGATCCAACAAGTCGTTTGGTTTGGCATACAACTAAGCCTTTGTTTGAAAAGACACCGTATAAAATTAGCCATTGCAATCTTGTATTAGAATCAATGGGCGTAAAATATACTGTTGTTACTGCCAATCATTTTAGTGCTCGGCTCTGTGATAGAGATACATTTAATAAGATGTATGAATATCCTGTGTATACTCATGTCTTTGGTAAGTCTAATTTAGACAGAAATACATTGGAGAGTTTAATTACTGGTTATCGTGGCAGTGTTCTTGGTACTGCGTTATGGCGTATGACAGGGTACTACTTGGGTAAGAAACCTAAACTGTGTACAACTTTAACACAAGAGATTTTACGAAGCTCTGGATATATGGTACAATACAAACATAAGCCTATTGATTTTTATAAGGAGTTGAAGAATGAGAATTATTATGTTCTCGGGAAAGGCACGGGTTGGGAAAACGACCGCTGCAAAGAAGATTGCAGAGCTCGCATTCTTGGCTGGAATGAAGCCCATATTTCTGCCGTTCGCGAAACCTATCAAAGATAAGGCAGCAGCTGAAGGTTATACTAAAGAGGAAACTCCTAAAGAGTATAGAGCTTATTGCCAATTGATGGGCGAAACCCATCGCAAGACTGATCCTGATCATTGGATTAAGGCTTGGAAAGAAGAATTATTTAAACAAGAATTAAAAGAAAAGAAGGATCTAGATGAAAATCTTAAACACTGGGAAAGAGTTATTATTGTTGATGATTGTAGGTATCAAAATGAAATTGAAACATGTAAAGAACTGGGTGCTATCCTTTGTTTCGTAAGTCATGGTGGTCGTTCTATTGAGGACGAGGACTCTGATTGGAGAGAGCATGAGTCAGAGGTATGGTCTAATACGGTAGAAGAACAAGGCTACGCAGAAGAAATTGATTACTGGATGGAGAATAATCTTAGTGAAAGAATTTTTGAAGAAGTTATCAGGCAAGAATCGAGTGAGTTACTTGGCGTTGGTCCAAATGATCAGGATCCGGTTAAGAAACTTGCCGCCCTCTTGGACAAATTGATTGATCAGTTAGGATCTGACGATGAAAAAACCTAAGACTGCTGTACTAGATGGTGACATCCTAGTATATAAGGCTGCATTCTGGGCAGACATGGAAGGTATTGACGAGCTGCCAGATAGGTTGAAGTATGATGTGAAGAAGTGGACACCCAAGGGGTGCAAGCCTGTGCTTGCATTCTCTTGTCCACGATCACAAAATTTTAGAAGAAGATTCTGGCCTGACTACAAGGCTCATCGGGATGATACAATGCAGCCGGATAGTAAAGACTATGCGGTTGAAATTATTGTTGATGGGTTTGATGTGGTTGAGTATCCACAGCTAGAAGCCGACGATATCATGGGTATCGAGGCTTCTGCTGGGGATGCTATTGCTGTTACTATTGACAAAGACCTCCGGTGTGTACCGGGGTGGCACTGGAATCCTAGCCGAGAAAAGAAACCAGTGTTTGTTTCAGAAGAAGATGCTGACTTCTTTTTCTATACGCAATGGATGACTGGAGATGCTACTGATAATATACCCGGACTGTGGAAAATTGGCCCGAAGAAAGCAGAAAAGTTCTTGAAAGATACTGATAAGGAAAATTGGGTAAAGGAGATCCTTGAGTTATATCGGACTGAAGAACGTCCAGAACACAAGGGTAGATGTGGACTTGACCCAATACAGTTCGGTAGAGCTATGGCTTGGTGTGTTAGAATCTTGCGACATGGCGAGTATGATAAGTCTAGTCAACTCATACAGTTATGGAAACATGGGTATAAAGGAGATCAGCATGCAATCCAAATGTTCTAATTGCGGAGCCACAAGTATGGTTCAAGCAGGTGTTTGTTCTGTATGTACTAACTGTGGCACAACAAGTGGTTGCAGTTAGTGGTTTATTTTGAAAAACTAATTAGATGTAACTATTGCCAACGACTCACTACAGGTGTTCATGTTCATGGGCATCTGCAGTGTTCTTGGTGTAAGACAAATATAGAACCCTGTTGTCAGGGTCAGGAGAATATACATGCCGTATGCAAAATCAACAATTGTTCACAAGGCTCAGAGAGCAGTGAAACTCACGGACTCAGAACTGACAATCGTAATCACTGAGTTACTTAGAAACCAAGAAACATTAACCTCTAAAGTAGAGGAGTTAGAAAATGAAATCAAAAAGCTTTCCGTATCTAGATCCACTCGTGGCAAAGCTGCTAAACGAGATGTACCCACCACTGGAGTATCAGGAGAAGGTGACTCGTGAAGAGTGGGCCTTTCGTGGTGGACAACGAGATCTAATTCGTAAGTTAGAAACTATTATTAGACAACAAGAGAAACAGAATAGGGGGTAAATACTATGGCTTTTAATCCTTTCGGCTTGGGCGGTGGATATGAATATGATGATATCTTTGATGAGAATTTTAATTTTAAAGAAGTAAATTTTGGAGCATTAAAAAATCAATACTATGATGAAATTGTAGCTGGAATGGCTACAGATCCTAACACTGGACAGCCAATAGGAGGTCTGGGAAATTTACAAGGCCAAAGCTATGCGGCAATGAAAGCTGCTTTTAAAGTAGGACAATTTAAAAGAGCACAAAAAAACTTTAAAAATCTATCTAAAGATTTTGAAAAAGATTACGGCATGGGTTCTCAAGATTTTAGTATGCTTATGAAAGAAGTATTTGCAAACCCTGATGCATTTGTAGGTGACGTTGGATTACCTAGTCATTCAGCAGGAACTAGTAGCAAAGGCTTTACGACTAAGGGAAACTTTACAGACTTTAAAACAAGAATGAAAGCTTATATTGATCAAGCTAGAAGTACTTACAATAGAAGTATCCAACTTCAAGAACAAGAACAAGCTATGCAAAAGCAAGCTATGTTGCAGGAAGATTTTGACAAACAACAATTAGATATTGAAAAAGCTGCTGCTAGTAGCGGTGAAAGAGCTGAACGAGATAGAGCCAAGATGGCTAGTCAACAGTATACCGCAGCTTTAGCAGCAGGACAAACACCTATGTCTACTACTAAAAAGTCTAAAGGTATGGGTGTTATTATTCCACAAGATAGACCAATGTGAGGTGACTATGAGATTCCAACAAAAAATGAAACGAACTCCGTTATGGAGCCTTAGTGATCCTTTCGGTAAAAAGAAAGCTAAGCGTCAAATGGCTAATCAAGCTCGTCGAGATCGAGAACATGCAGCCTTTTTAACAAGTTTATCTAGTGCTTTTGGCGAAAAATTTGAAGCTAACTTAAAAAGAAGAAAGACATTCTTTCAAGGGCTGGGTGCAGCATTTGAAGCAGATAAGGAAGCTGTTCGTAAGGAAAGAATTAATGAGTTAGGAACTAGTGCTGCTAATAGAAGACAAGTAGAAGACACTTTACTATCTTCCCGTGGCAATAAAGTAGGTAGACGTAAGTTACCTATGTCTGTAAGAATTAAGGGAGGGTATTAATATGGGTATGAGCGCACCATCTTTTGATTCTTCTGGTCAGCAAGCTATGATGCAAGCTAACTTAGAAAAAGCAAGAGAAGATAGAAGACAAGAAGCATCTGAATCAAGGCAAATGCGTCTTGAAGAAGAAAGACTTCGCATGTCTTTAGAAAAAGCATTTAGAGAAGAACAGTATGCTGCTATGCAAGCTGAAGAAGAAAGCATTGATGCACGCGAAGAAGCTGCAATGCAAGAAAACTTAGGTCAATCAGAGACAAGACAGAATGTTATGGACTTCTTTGCTGATAGACCCGGAGTTCAAATTAAGGATAACATGTAATGGGTGTTATTAAAGAAAGGTTTAATGAGTTAGAGTCTAGACGAGTTCGCAAACTAGAACGGTCACGTTACATGGCTGCTTTGACTGTACCAACAGTCTTACCTCCTGCTGGCTGGACTAACGAAGAACAGCTGCCCCAGCCTTTTAGTTCTGTGTCAGCTCGTGGCGTAGTTGGTATGGCATCTAGAATGTTAAGTGCTATGCTTCCTGTTAATGATACACCTTTCTTTAGGTTCTCTGTCTCTAGCGGTAAAGATGTAGATGGAGAGGTTACTAACTATTTAGATTCTCTTACTAGACAGGTTTATAAAAAACTATCAGGTAAAAATTTAAGGGAAAATATCTTTCAAGTTTTGCAACATTTAATTATTGTGGGCGATTCTCTTCTTATTATGGAAGATGATTTTACTTTTAGGGTTATTCGCTTTGATCATTTTGTTGTACGTCGTGATGTAAACGGTGATCCTAAAGAAATTATTTATTTAGAGTTTGTAGCTAAATCTAATGATGAAGAGATTGAGCCTAACTTTAGAGCGCAGTATAGTGCAGACACATCAACAGAAGGTTATGATGTGGTTTATAATCGGTTAACAAAAGATAATCCTGAAGATCCTTGGATCGTTGAAAGAGAACAGGATGATGTTATTACCGAGACTGGTTCTTATACCGTCTTCCCTTTTGTTTGTTTACGTTGGTCTTCGGTTGCTGGTGAGAACTATGGTCGATCTCACTGCGAAGATATCATTGGTGATATTCAAACATTAGAATCATATACCGAAGCATCTATTGAAGGAATGGCTGCTGCGTCTACGTTCTGGATGGGCGTGGATCCTGCAGGCATTACGGAGATTGATGACCTTGCTGGTCAGTCTAACGGTACTTGGGTTCCAGCACGACAGCAGGATGTGTTTACCCTGAGTCCTGCTCAAAGTATTAATCCACAGGTACAGTCTACCTTTAGTTCGGTTGAGAAGATGAGAAGAGAAGTGGGTCAATCATTCTTACTTGATTCAGCTTCTATTCCTAGCGGTGATAGAGTTACTGCTACTGCAGTTCGCCGTATTGGACAAGAGTTAGAGACTGTTCTTGGTGGTGCATTTAGTTCTATCTCTAGAGAATTATTTATTCCTATCATTAAACGAGCAGTATTTTTAATGCTTGATGAAGGTGAGATTGACGAACGGCTGCAAGAACAATTCTTTACTGAAGATGGAGCGGTTGACTTTGAGATTATCACTGGTCTTCAAGCACTGAGTAGAGATACTGAACTGATGAAGCTTATGCAAATGGGTGAGATGATGCGTAACCTACCACAAGATGCTATGGCTGCGTTTGACTTTACCGAGTATGCTAGAGCACTTGTTACTTCTCTTGGCTTTGATGCCAACATGTGGGTCAAGAGTAGAGAAGATATTAAACAAGAGCAGCAGCAACAGATGGAACAACAACTTGCCCTACAGAACCAAGCTACAACTAATCAAGCTGTGGCTCAAGGTATGCAGCAAGCTGCCATGCAAGACTTACAGGCTACAGGAGGACAAAATATTGCTGCGGTCGCAGAGCAGGCACAGCAAGGTATGCCGCCGGGGTAATATAAATGAGAGGGCAACATGGGCGAAGAATACAAAGAGTTACAAGATCAACTTGTTAGAATTAAACAGCAGTTAGAAGATTGCCGTGAAGAAAA